GCGTGTCGCCTGTGCTCAAACCTTGCAGGAGATACATCTCGTCAATCTCCGCGCCAACAGTTCCGGTTGGGTGATCGCCCCGCGTAACAAGAGGATCGCGCACCGTGGTGAGTAAATACTCGTCGCCTGCCGTCGGCACAACGCACCAGTTAGAATCCACGGTAGCGGTGTCGGTGCCGGTATCGAAAGCAAGAATGAAGCGCACCTGTTTATCGTCGGTGTCTTGGTTTGTGACGACGATAGTTTGCCCGACGCACAGCGTGCCGATTGGCTCAAGCGTGATTGTATTCGTAGTCGCGGAGACCGTCTGTCCATCTGCGATGATACGCTCGTCGGCAATTTGGCGAAGTCTCTTCCCCGCCGATCTGTTGACGTTGTGCGTTGCGCCTGTGAGAACTTCATCCCAGACGGCATCTGCGATGCCTGCGGTGGTAGCGGTGGAGAGGTCGTTGATTAGAATCTCAGCACTTCCGTTCCATGCCACGATTCCGCTTGATAGCGGCGTGATGCCGGTGTCGTAGAAAACAACCTGATAGGTTCCCGCTGTGATTGCTGGCATATCGCCAGAGTAAAATCTCGTCGTGCCGACTTCATCGCAAGTGACCGCCGATCCTACGGTGATGCCGGTTTGGAAAAGTTGCGCGGTGATGCTCAGTCCGCTGGTTGCCTGTGCTGTATTTAGTTCGTTTGCCATTATGCGATTTCCTGTTATGCGATTTCCTGTTGTGCGATCTCCTGCATGGTTGATTCAAATGTGTGAGGTGCTGGTTGCCAGTCGCTTTTTGTCTCTGCGTATTGTGCAAGGATCGAGTTGATCCATGCGCGGACGGCTTGCATTTTCGGTGGTGCTTGTTGCCCGAACTTGCTCTCCAAGTCGAGCAATGCGAGAAGGCGCATCGCGCCGTAGCCTTCGTGGTCGAGCCACGATTCCGCCGTCCATGTTGGAGCAGGCGGGATGACCCACTCGCCCTCTCCCCACACTGCATCCGGTGAAGGTTTGGATGGTGCGAGAATCCACTCTTGGAGCTTGGGATTATCCACTTCGATCCAAGTGTCGATCAGCCCCTGCGGTAGATCGCGGAGGTCGGATGGAGTAGTTCGGCTGTAAAAATTAGGCATAAACTCTTGTGTGTGCAGCGACGGTGGCGCCGTTGTTGTTGGTGATGGTAAGACCGCCTTTTTGATCAACGAGGTCGCGGACGAGAGGGGCGTAGAAAACGAGAGACTGCGGGCGCACCTTGTCGCAGGTCATGCCTTTGGCGAGGGATGCGATTTCGGCGGCGGTGAGGTCGGCGTTCCAGATGCCGACTTCGGCTATGAGGCCGTCTAAAAAAAGGCCAGCAACTCCATTCGCTGGTCTGGATGCAATGTTTATTTGGTTTATGTTTTGCTGGCTTGAAGTGTTTGAATTTGTTGCACTATTTGCTCCATTTAGATAAACTGTTCTGCTGTTTATTCCTCCAATTACACCACAGGCATGCTGCCAAGTGGATGCTGTAAATCCAATTGTGGAATCTGCGAAGCCCTCTGTTGCTCCTCCCAATGTGCCGTTACTAAATACACGCAAGGGATCCCCAGTTACTCCACCCAATGCTCCTAAACCATGCCGATTCGTAGTGTTTCCGTCAGAAATTTGAAACAAAACATAGTTTGCCGTGATTGTATTTGGATAGAACCAGCATGCTAAAGTTAATGGAGCCACGCCGACGGGCGAGGATGATGTGCTTAAATACTGACTACTCGCCGCTGTAAAAGAGTAAGCCATATTACGCCGCGCTCCTTACTTCGACGGCGATCAGCTCGGCATCGCCTGTCATGGTGTCCGATGCATTGTTCGCATCGCGGTTGATCTTGAGGCGGAACCCATCTCCTGCGGTCACCGAGTCGATAGTAGTCAGTGTGATCTCAGAATAGTTCGGCACTCCGCTCGTTCCGTTTGTGGTGGTGGTTACGCTTGCGATGGTATCAAAGGAATCGGAATCAATATCGGTATTCATTCGCTCCAGCGATGCGTCCCACACGCAGGCTCCCGATGTGGCGGCTGTAGCTGTCCATGCCAGACGAATTTTGAGTCCGCTGCCGAGCGATGCCGCTTCAGGGATGATTCCAAGAAAAATAGCGGACTCGTCCGTCGTTGCATCAAAGTCGAGCACAGCAACGCTGTTGCGCGTATCGAGCGTGGCGAATGCTGTCGCTGGCGGCTGGTTATCTCGAACCGTAAAAACCGCGTAGGTCTTCGTGCCAACGGTGGCAGTTGATGGTTGAAATATATTGCTTCCAATCATGCGAATAAAATCAGAGCAGAATTTTCGTTAGGTTGAGGAAAGCGAATCTCAAACGCCCCGTCGAAGACCGGACGATCGTTGCCGAAGTTCAGAGTGCAGAGCACCGAGTTGTTTTTGCTGGCGTTGTAAACCATAGCCCCGTGCGCCGTGAATGTCGCTCGGTCGATCTTGGCATCGTTAAAGGTGATTGCTGCGTTCTTGCCGACCGTTTCAACCCTGAACCCGGTGAGCGTGATCCCGCCGCGAGTGTAGCCTTGGCCGCTCACTTCTCCTTCGTCGGTGTAGTGCGCGGTCGCTGGCCCGATGTTTGCGCGCTTTGTGTAAAGCGCGATCTTGTAGGTGTCGGTCGGTTGGTGCATGCCAAACAAAAAAGCTTGTTTAGCTGAGAGTGCTATTCCTTGTGCGATCATATTTTAGATTTTGGCTTGTATTGAGTGTTGCAGACTGCGAGCCGTTGGTCAAAGTCGGGATATTCAGACTCCATCGTGGCGTTCACCATACAACGGTCGATGAAGTCCTCCTCCTGCTCGCGTGGCTCTGGCTCTGGCATGACCATAGTGGTCTCATACTGGATTCCTTCAAATTGTCCGTAAACATTTTTGACCGCCACGGCGAAGTCTCTGACTTCGGGACGGGTCGCCAGCCTGATCCCTTTCATCTTGTCCGCTGCCCACACCTGTCCAGCGTCTCCGCCCCACAACGCCCATGCAATGCGGCCTGCCGATGGAAAGCCGTCTTCGCCTTGTTGAAAACCCTCACCCTTTTTATCAACTTCGTGCCGTGCAAAAAACGAGTGCATTCTTTTAACGGTGTCTTCGCTTAGGTTCTTGCCGTTCGAGATGTCGCGAGCGCGAGCTACACCGATCGATGTTCCTCCGCGCTTGAATTTCTCGCGCCACTCCAGCCCCTTTTCGGCCTCTGCCATCATGCCAGCCGTGGGTTTGAAGCTCTCCGCGAATGCCGACTGCGCTTGTGTTGGTGCCGGTGTTGGTTCTGCCGTTGGTTCTGTCTGCGGTTCTGTAACCGTAGGCACAACTGGCTCGGCTTGTTTGCTGTTGGGAGTCGGCACCGAGTCTGAAATGTATTGCGCAGGGATTTGATACTCGGCAGCAAGATCAACAATCATTGCCGCTTCTTTTGCTCTTGTCCTCAACGCCTCTTCGTAGTCCTCTCCCCCCTCGGAGTAGATTTGAGCGGCGGTCTTCAAGCCTGCCTTCCACAAGTCGATGTCAGCGCGAGCTTCGCGCCCGTAGTCGATGCTCGCCTTGCGCGGCCATCCCCAGCGACCGTCCAGTAAATACTCATTGTCAGGGATCAGCCCCCGACTTGCCGCGTCGAGCAATACGATGTTTTTGATGCGGTCGAGGAACTGCGTCTCCAACAACCTGCGCCAGCGCGCAAATGTGCGATCTGCCATCTCCGCTTCCATCCGCGCCATCGGGCCGGACTTGTCTGCATCAAAAGAAAACCCGTAAGGCAACCCGACCGACATGCAGATGTGCGACTGCACAAGACGCACGAACTCCCCGAACGCTCCGGTCGGGCGTGTGTTCTCAAACATCTCCATCTTCTCGCCTGGGGAAAGATAGTTCATCGTTCCGGGATCAACGCTCTCGAGCTTTGCCCGTTGTCCGTAGTCGTTCGGTTGTGAGCTTGCAAAGTAGTCGCTCGCTTCAGCCGCTCCGGTCTCCGACATGATGATGCCGGTCTGATAGCTGGCAAATTTGATCGCTTGAATCTCGGCCTTGAGTGCTTCCTGTAGGTCGCGAGCGGCATTCAGCGCCGTGGCAAATGCCGATCGTCCACGGTATTCGTCAAGTCGCGTAGGGTCGAAAAGATGAATAAACTCCGCTGCGGGAATCCGTGTCGGATCGATGTATTGGTTCGAGATCGTCCGGACATAAAGCTCGTATTGGTCGGGCCGTCCGTAGTCATCCAGAACGATGCCGCCGATGTAATTGTCCGAGTCGATCAATCGGTTGTAAGGCGAGCCGATTCGGTCGCTCTCAACGCTCTGGAGTCTTAGCTCCCCTTGATCGCGCACGATAACAAAGCCACAGTCCCCATCGCGCAAGACCGCCATCACGGCGAGTTGCAAGAGCGTCACAAAATCGTGCCTGCGCAGGAAGTCGCACTTCGAACACCAGTTGCGCCAGTAGCGTTCGATCTTCATGTCGAGATCGCGGTCACCGGTGCGTGCTTGGTAGTTAAGCCGCCCGGCGACATACGTTGCAAACTTAAGCAACAACGATCGGATGGGGGGAAAGTTGTCTGCGAGATCGCGAGCGGCACGGATCAGCTTGTATCGCTCTGTCGTGCCTGCCGTATCCTCGGCACCGGACACATTGCGGCTGATCCCGCGCTTCGTGCTGTCAAGCGCAGAATCGAATCGCCCGAAGTTTCGGAGCTTGGCCTGCGAGATCATTCGCGACATCGCGGCCTGCGGCGAAATAAATGCAATCGCCTGAGTGATGAGGTCTTGTTTCATTTAGGGTAGCTGCGTAGGGAATGCTGTGACTGTGCGACGAACACGACTTCCGTTCGCGGAAGAGATCGCGGCGGTAAGTTCTTTCACGACCTGCGAAACCTCGTTGAGATTTGCGCGAGTGAACGACCGCCCGGCTATGCTATAGCTGGCTCCTGCCACGGCAATTGCTTCCAGACACTCGATATATTTTGTCTGCAAACTTTGCAGGGTCGCAAGTGGCAAACCGAAAAATGCTTTGTTGAGTCCCATTATTTAGTCGGTTGCGTCAACTCAAAGATCGGGATTCCCCATCGTTCCTGTGCCCTGAGTGCGCAGTCGTGCAGCGCGTCCAGCTTTTCGGAAAACTCAAGAAAGTCGTAGCTGACCCATGTCGGAATGTCACTTCGTTCGCGGCGAATCTCCCAAGTTACGGATGCGTGGATGCCCGTGCCCCACATGCCCCTTTGTAGGATGTATCCTGCTGCTTCGATTTTTGCGCGTAATGTCTCGTAGCTCATTTTGCCTATAAGTCTCCTGTCGGTAAAACTCCCGCCAGCATTGCTGCCGCGAGCGCGATACATTCACAATCCCAGAGATGGTTCGGCTTTCCGCTGATGCGAACCCACCTTTGCTCGACCTGTTTTGTTTTTGCGTTGATCACATCTTTTTTAATTTCGGAGAGCATTTGCT